CCCTACTTCTGACCCAACCCTTCACAATGCCACCTCCAAAACCGATACCAATTATCAGGCAATAGCTACTCCATCTGCAGATAAACCTGGTGATCTGGCGGGCTACTTAACAGCTGATAAATACCAAGCACTTGCGGCGGCAGCCGCCACCGGAGCAGTCAACGCTATCAGCGCTGCCCCTGCTATGTTCACCAAGATGGCTCAACAAGGCCAGCGAAATCCTAATGCTTCTACAACTACTGGCGCTCAACAGATTGCGGAAACGACAGGTGCAGCCGCCCAAAGCCAGAGTCAAACCGCGAAACACCCAGGGGTTCGGGTGATCAATGTGGTTGATCCTTCTCTGGTCCATGACTTCATTTCCAGCTCAGCAGGGGAGAAAGTCATTCTCAATACCATGCAACGTAACGCTGCCTCTATCAGGGAGTACATCCGCTAATGTATAAGAGCAATAGCCCAGCACTCACAACCATCGACGGACAAGCTATCGAGGTGTTCCCCTTCTGGCCCAACTACCGTCGTGATTTCATTGAGCGATGGGAGTGGAAGACAGATATTCTGACTGCCTATGCTGGTAACGAACAGCGCATCCAGCTTCGCCAACATCCAAGACGATCCTTTGAGTACGAGATTTTCGCGCAAAAGGTAGACCGTGCGGCGGTGGAGAATATTTTATGGCGCTCTCCATTAAGTATCTTCGCTGTACCCGATTGGAATAATGGTATTCGACTAACTGCTGCCATGATCCCAGCACCACTCCCGAGCAGTGTCCTCCGGCACGGGAGTTTCGGCATGACTACTTCAGGTGGAGTTGTCCAAAGCCCAGGAACCTCCATCCGGATAGGGGGGACAACCCTAACCACAGGCTCAACTACCCGCTCAATGTTCATTGCCGGAGGGTATGTCATCGCCTTTATGTCACCCACGGAGTTCGAACTTCATGAGCTGGTATCCATTACAGATACCACGATCACGACCAAATACCCCTTTACGGGCAGAACTCCAGCTATGCTTTACCCTGCTTTATTAGGCCGACTCAATCTGCAGCAATCCCTCAACAGAGTTACTAGCCACTTCACGTCTGCCATCGTCACTTTCAATCTGCTAGTGTCTGAGTCAGTTTACAGTGGGTGGCCGTCAACCTTCCCAGTTTACCGTGACATTCCGGTTATGGAGGTTGATTTTAACTGGGAGCAAGGTGTGGTGCTTGATACAGAGTTCAAAGCCCAGCTCATCGATATGCAAACCAATGACCCTCAACGATTCATTGAAAGCCAGGTACCCTTATCTACCCACCAGGCGCACTGGTTCTTGAATGGTGGTCCAGCCATCGTGAAATTTCTGAAATATCTTCATGGGTTTGCCGGTCGGTTAGGAGAATTTTGGGCTCCTACTTATACTGCCGACGCCTTTCCCATCTCTGTCTCAGGGAATAATCTGGAGATTCAGGAATCAGGGTATGCCAACTTTGTGAAGTTAAATTCAAGTCGGGCTCATATCCGAGTTGTGAAAACTAATGGGGAAATTCTTTACCGGAAGATATTAAAAGCGGTACTATATAAACGCACTACAGAGTTGTTGGTGCTGGACACGCCGTTGGGAATAACGGCAAGTGAAATCAAATTGATTTCATTCATGAGCCTGGCAAGATTCGATCAAGACCGAATCGAACTGGCTTATAAAGGACCTGGGTTTGCTACTGCTCAGATTTCAATACGGACATTGATTCATGACTTATAAAGCGACCGAAACCAGCCGTAATAAAGGTAACCCTGTTGAGCTGTATGAGTTTCGTAATGGGCCTTCGGTCTGGCGTTACTCCAGCGGGGATAAGACTCTTACTTACCTAGGGAACGACTTTTTCCCAGAACCCATCAAACGCTCCGGCACTACCACCACCGCTGAACTGGCCAAGGTGAGTGTCAAAATCACTGTCCCGAGTGACAATGAAATCGCCCAGCTCTTTCGGGCATATCCCCCCACTGCCGTTACCACCGTTACGATCTTCAGAATGCACGTCTCCGATGGCACGACGGTAGTCCGGTGGATGGGGCGGGTTTTAAATTCTGAATTCTTAGGCGCTACCTCAGAACTCCATTGTGAACCGGTGCTTACTTCTGTGCAGAGGAACGGCTTACGGTCCTACTATCAACGCCAATGCCCACATATCCTTTACGAATCCCCTTGTAACGTCAATAAGGAAAACTTCAAAAGTATCGTGGTCGTTACCTCTGTCGCTGGGCTTGACGTTGGGGTTACCGGCACATTGGAGGTTGATAAGTTCGCGGGTGGGATGATGTCCTGGAATTCTCCAGCAGGGCTTCAGTGGCGAACGATTACCGGTAATGTAGCCAACTCAGTAAAAGTTAATTTCCCTTTCATGCCCATTACTGACAAGTTCGGTAGAAGTTTGGTCAATGGTACTTCGATTACACTTTACCCCGGCTGCCAACATACCGTAACCGACTGCACTAATCGGTTTAATAATTTAGCTAACTATGGTGGGTTTCCTTTTATACCTATCGATAACCCCTTCACAACTACTTTATTTTAAACAACCCCAGGGACGGATCCCACTATGTTTGTCATTGATGACCTCATAATTATCATGATTATTATGATGATCATGGCTGCGATCATGGCCATGGTTTTCAAGCCGAAAGTCACTCCTGTCTATGCTGCTGGTTTATCTGATTTCCAAGTCCCTCGAGCAGAGGCTGGCAGTCCTGTACCGGTCATATTCGGTACTGTCCGTTTGAAAGGCCCAAACGTAGTTTGGTATGGAGATAAACAGGCTGAACCGATCCCAGCACCTAGCACTGGTAGTTCTGGTGGAGGCTCTTGATGACCTCTTACACTTATTTTACAAGGAGTTAAATAGTGGGTATTGATATCATTATTATGATAATCGCCATGATACTGATGCTTATAGCAGCTATCATGGCAGCCGTATACAAACCAAAAATAGTCCCTCCTTTTGCTGCTGGCTTATCTGAGTTTACCGTACCACGAGCAGAGGCCGGTAACCCTATACCTGTCATATTCGGTACAGTTCGACTGAAAGGCCCAAACGTAGTTTGGTATGGAGATAAACAGGCTGAACCGATCCCAGCACCTAGCACTGGTAGCTCCTAATGCTAGTCACACTCCAGGACGCAAGAGCCTTACATTACTGTTCTCGTGGGATGCGAGAGTTCTGTGAGCGACACGATAGGTCCTGGGAAGATTTTGTTAAGAACGGCATCGACACTGAGGAACTCTCCAAGATCGACGATGCTATGGTCAGTAAATTAATCGCACAAGCGGAGCAACGGAATGCCAGGTAAAGCCAGCGGAAGTATTATTGGGTACAAGTATTATTTAGGTATGCACATGGTATTGTGCAAAGGCCCAATAGATGCACTACTAGGAATTCGGGCAGGGGATAGAGCTTTGTGGGGGGAGAAACCCACCACCGTAGGTCTCACAACGACACAAGATTTCCAGATTAACCAGCCTGATCTGTTTGGTGGGGATAAGCGGGAAGGTGGTATCGCTGGGACGATAGGACTCAAGATGGGGGAAGCTACCCAAGCAATAGATCCTTACCTGCAACAATTCTTCGGAATCTACACACCTGCCTTTCGAGGTGTCGTCTCCATCATTGTCAAGCACGCTTATATAGGCGTGAACCCCTACCTAAAGAATTGGTCATTTCTTCTCCGCCGAACTCCCTCAAAAACTTGGCTCCCACAATTTAGCCAAATCACCGCTACCGATGGTTTTCTCGATGCCAACCCTGCCCATATTATTAGGGAGTGTATTACCCATCCAGACTGGGGGATGGGTTACCCAGAGGCCACAATTGATGAGGTGACTTTTGCCAAAGCGGCTGAGACTTTATTTAATGAGAGTTTTGGGATCTCACTAATCTGGGATAAGCAGTCGCCTGTCGACCAATTTATTCAGAAAGTTTTATCCCATGTCAACGGGATCTTAGCGGTCTCCCCTATCACTGGCTTATTTGAACTGCGTCTGCTCCGAGCCGATTATGTGGTAAGTGAGATCCCTCACTTCAATGAAACCAATATCATTTCCCTTGATAGCTACCAGCGTGCCGCCTGGGGTGAGACGGTTAATGAAGTGATCGTGCAGTTTACTGATCGGTACACAGGAAAACCTAGTGCTGTCACTGTACAGGATCTCGCGAATATGCAGATTCAGAAAACTATTGTCACGTTGACTAATCAATACCATGGGATCAACGACTCTAATCTGGCATCACGAGTCGCCCAGCGTGACTTACAAACCCTATCCACACCTATGAGTAAGGTGAAGTTCTACATCAACAGGGAAGCCTGGAACATCCAGCTCGGTGATGTCTTCGTGCTGAGTTGGGGACCGTTAGAAATAGATACCATGGTGTATCGAGTTGGCGAAATCAATCAGGGTACGTTGACTGAAGGCAGCATTTTGATCAGTGGGGTAGAAGACGTCTTCGCGTTACCTGCTGTATCTTATGTTGCCCACACAGATGTCCCATCGATCTCTGTCCCGGACACTCCAGTGCCTGCAGTGTATCAACGTATGGTTGAAGCTACTTTTTATGATTTGGTCATGGTACAAGGCACTACTAATGCCAAAGCCCATCCCCCTACCGCCGCCTTCGTCCTGGGTATTGCTGCTCGTCCGTCGCAAGCTTGCTCGTCATTCCAGTTCATGACCAGTGCGGTATCCGCAGACGGTCCGTATGATGGACAATCCTTAGGTAACTATGGCCCTTCCTGCACCTTACCAATATTACAGAAAGAGATTCGCTCAGTTGTTGCGTACACAAATGATACGGATTTCTCCCTATTAGCGGTGGGTGACTATGGGTATGTAGAGGATGAAATGGTGTCTGTCGATGCGGTTGATACAGTGAATAAAATAATCACGTTAAATCGTGGCGTATTTGACACCATACCTGCCTATCACCCAATATCGCAACTATATCTGATGAATAAATTCCGGGCCAGAACGGTTTGGGAATACGCAGCAGATGAAACAATTTCTGGGTATATTCTCCCGCAAGCTCCTTTGGGGACATTGGATAAGACTCTAACTACACCTGTCACCGTAGGCTTACTCGGACGCCCTTACCTCCCTTACCCACCAGGCAACCTTCAAGTAAATAACCTCAGGTATCCTGCGAATATTTCTCGCTCCGCTAATATAGTACTTACCTGGTCGCACCGGGACCGCACACAACAGACGGCTTATATCGTACTGCAGTCAGAAGGTAATATCGGCCCGGAAGTGGGAGTTACTTACTCAGTAAGTATCGGGAGTTCTTTACTAGGGGTACTTTTAAGTGCATCCGGGCTGACCACAACCACTATTACTTTACCAGTCGCGACAATAACAGCTGCTATCAATGCGTGGGTAGCTGCTAATGGGCAGCCATTCCCTACAAATAGCATAGTGTCCGCAGGAGTTTGGGCCGACCGAGGAGGGTATGCCAGCGCCTACCATTTTTCTAATTTCATCTTAAGTGCTTAATTTTCAATCCCACTTCAACAATAGTAAGGATACCTATGTCAAAGAAGTACACAAGGAAGTTCAAAGAACCTAAGCACGTACTCGCTTATGAGACCCCCACTGAGGAGATCCTGGAGCGACACCGAGTAGCGCCACTCCAGGCTCAGACTCAAAACCAGGAGAGATACCTAGCATCTATCCACCATAACCGGATCACTTTTGGATTGGGCGTAGCCGGTACTGGTAAATCCTATTGTAGTGCTGGATATGCAGCCGATATGTTGAGGAATAAACAGATCTGTCGGATTGTGTTAACTCGCCCTGCAGTGGACTGTGATGAAGATCTAGGAGCCCTACCGGGGGAACTCGACGAAAAGTTTGCCCCTTATATTGAACCGTTTAAGGACATCCTTATCGAACGCCTTGGTAAATCTGCCACTGAGTATTACATCAAGCGGAAGCAGATTGATATTCGTCCGTTGTCTTTTATGAGAGGTAGTACGTTTAAAGGGGATGGGTCAAAAGGGGTGATTGTTATTTTAGATGAGGCACAGAACACTACCAAGAATCAAATGAAGATGTTTCTGTCTCGGATCGGTAGTAACTGTAAGCTGTTGATCAACGGGGATATGGAGCAGAGTGATATTCGTGGGACATCGGGTCTGCAGGATGCAGTTAACCGATTAGAAGGGATCCCCAGTATTGGGATGGTTGAGTTTGATGAGGACGACATTGTCAGAGATCCCATGTGTAAGGCCATCATCCTGGCCTACCGCCACGCTGGTTAATCTGGATTTACTTGTAAGTGTTTTCAGCCGAGCAACCCATTTGATTAAACATTCGGTTTGTTCGGCTAAATATTGATGTTGGTCATAAGTCTGCCACTCGCCTGGCAGCTTATGGCCCAACATAAGCTCGGCGATATGTGGCTGAGTCAACGTTGAAAAGTTTGTCCTGGCCGTTTTGCGTAGGTCATGGATAGACCAGTGTTGCATTTCAACTCCTTGGTGTCGGCGTAACCATTGTCGGATATTCTTCGGCAAGGACAGCGGCGCTGCCGTCCCCATCGGTTCATTACTACCAGCATTGGTGATGATGTATTTCGAGGTGGGACTAAGGCGCATACATTCTTTAATAAGGAGTGCGGTGTCATCGGTGATGGGGCGGATAAGGGGTTTGCCGGTGGCCTTGCCACTCTTATGGTTTTCTGCTGGGATGGTCCAGATCATCTGTTCAAAATTAAAGTGAACCTTCTTTGCTTTCCTGAGCTCCCCATTACGACAACCGTAAATTAAACATAACAACAGGAACAGCTTGTTCTTTCTGGCGATCCTGGTTCGATCCAATGCCAATAGAAAAAGCACCAGCTCGTCCTCTGCTAGAAATCTCGACCCTGGTTTCTTCTGGATATTAAGATCTCGTTTGGCAGAAATAGTGGCTAAGGTATTAGACTCAATTAACTTTCGGCGGCTCGCCCAGGACATCAATTGCTTGATGTTGATCAATAGTCTTTCCGCTATCGCTGGCGTTGTCTTGCGGACTTTCTCCAATAAGGTGAGCCATTGGTCCACACTTACCCTGTCCGGAGGCAGAGGGCCGAATTCTGGCAGAATGTGGATCTCAAATGAGCGTTTGATGTCATGGTGAATTATCTTGTGATCAACACAGTAAGTCTCATACCACCGGTAAAATAAATCTGATAGGGTTGCGGTCTCAATGTTCTTGAGTTTCTCTGTGCGCTTGATGATTCTCGGATCAATACCTTGTTCTAATTCTGCCCGAAACCGCTGAGCTTTATCTCTGGCTTCCTTTAAGGAGATCAGAGGATATGTCCCAATATCCACACGCTGATGTTTGTTGGCGAACCGGAAACGTAATTGGAAAGTCATCTTCCCTTTCAGAGAGGTTCGCACACTTAACCCTTCCCGATCCGCTTTCTCTGTCACAGAAGGTTGGGGTTTTCCTGAGTTAAGCCGAAGCCAGGTATCTGTCAGTGCCATGCGTACCAGTCAAGTTGTGGTGTGTACAGATTGAATCTCATGTGCAAAGTTATGTACACAAAAGTTCAAGCTTATTATGGAATATTATGGCTTAAAGTGTCGTAAATTGTCACGACTAGATTCTACAAACTGAGGGTTTATGTGGGTTTCAGGGGGATTTTTGTCGGAGGATGTCAGAGGTTGGCAGGTTGACAATCATCTGGATGCGAGATGATTGCAAATGTCCTGCGTCGCTTGAGTTCCGTGATGTGCATGGATTCTTAGTGGGTGATAATTGAAAACATGTACGATGGTATGTACACAAAATAAAAAGCGTCCGGTTGAAGGGACGCTTTAATTATACTTTATGCGGTTACCGGGCTGGTGCTATTTTCCCAGCTGATGACGGTGGACTTGTCCCAGAGACAACTTACACCTTTTTGATTTATCTTTGGTTGAGGTAGGGGATTCTCTTTTAATTCCATCCACCGGTACACGGTACGTTTTGAACATCGGTACCGTTTAGCTAAGTCGGCCAAGGTCCAGAAGGGGGATTCATCTTCCATGGTTGGCCTCCTGAGTCTGCAGATATTCCCTACCGGTATTTGTTAAGGCGTAAGTGTAAGTAAAATCGTCATTAGGTTTGATAGATAGAAGTTCCTTCCTAGCCAGAATTGCCAGCGCCCGTCCACCTGCCATAGTCATACAGTGTTGGGAGTTATGTCGCCCTTCTCTGCCACGGTAAAGGAGTTTACCAACCTCAGCGGCGGTGGAGTTCTCTATCAGTCCTCCCTGTTCGGCAATGATCTGGATAACTCGGCTGCTGTTTTCAGCTAATTTAACCATTCAGCCTCCTTGCTTTTTTCTGGCTCATCAACCCGAAACCTACTATTAAAATCAAATAAGCACTTATCCGCCCAGTTGGTTGCCACATCCGTTGATCCACAGCCAGGGTGTTGTGCGACCGCCGTCCAGGCCGTGATCCAAACTTCTTCCGGTGTTAATTCCGGTGGACCCATGCCTATAATCGAACTTAATATATCCTCGTCTTCCATGCCTTAGTCTCCAGTTAGTAAACCTACCTGAGTGTGCTGCTCAGGTAGGTTGAAAGGTTAAAATTTTGATTTAGTAAAGATACCGAAACGGTGATCATCAAAGGTTTCTAATTTCCTGCAGTGCCACTCATCTTGATCAGACTCAGGGAAGTGTACTTGCTCATCAGATGGCTGAGCTGGTTCTGTCACCAAGGTAAGAAACATTCTATGAGCATGAGGTAAGGCCAATTGATACACACTATGGCCACCTATTATAAAGGTATGAGTTTCTCCCCACCCTTCAGCCATATCCAGAGCATGATTGAACGAAGCAACCTTCACCAAGCCGGTAATATTAGAAGCCCCAGCTGACTTACTGATGACGATGTTGTTTCTGTCAGGTAACGGCTTCCCAATCGAATCATACGTCTTCCTACCCATGATCACCGTGTGGCCGCTGGTAAGTTCTTTGAACCTCCGCAAGTCAGCAGGAATATTCCAAGGTAGTTTGCCGTTCTGGCCAATTACTTTGTTTTGATCCATCGCTGCAATGATGCTTATGTTCATACCGCAACCTCAGCTTTGATTGCCGGATATGGGTCATAGCCTAAGATCTGAAAGTCCTCGAATTTATAATCGAAGATGGAGGGGGCTTTTGAAATCAGCATAGTAGGTAGGACTACAGGATGTCTAGTCAGCTGTATTTTTGCTTGTTCAATATGGTTGCTGTAGAGGTGAGTATCTCCACCTGTCCAGATCAACTCTCCAAGCTGCAGATCACATTGCTGGGCTATCATCTGCGTCAACAATGCGTAGCTGGCAATATTGAACGGGACACCGAGGAATGTATCTGCTGATCTTTGGTAAAGTTGGCAGGAGAGTTTCCCATTGTGGACATAGAACTGGAATAGACAGTGGCAGGAGGCAAGAGCCATATAACCTGATTCCACATTTTCCTCCATTGATAAGTTACTTAAAGGCATGTCACTGGCATTCCAGGCTGACACAACCAACCTGCGGCTATTAGGATCTCTTTTAATGTCGCTAACTACTTGACTGATCTGATCGACCTCAAAATTCCAGTTGCGCCACTGGTGTCCATACACAGGCCCGAGGTCACCATCCATATCAGCCCACTCATTCCAGATTGTGACACCATTGTCAGTTAAATATCTGATGTTAGTGTCACCTGATAACATCCACAAAAGTTCATGAATGACAGACTTTAGGTGGACTTTCTTGGTGGTCAAAAGTGGGAAGCCTTGAGCTAAGTCAAAACGCATCTGATGTCCGAACTTTGACAGAGTCCCTGTACCTGTGCGATCCCCTTTTTCATTGCCGTGGTCGAGCAGCTCAGCCAATAAATCAAGATACTGTTTCATTGTATTTCCTTTATATGTAAAGCCATGGTGATTAACCACAGAGCTGTTGTTACAAGCGCAGATACTGCCCAACAGAAGTTACTCTTTTTGAATTTGTCCATCTGGTATTTATAGGTCTGAGCAATTTTAGATCTGGTCTCCAGATCAGCATTTAATATCTCGATATCTTGAGCATATCGTTCTTGCATCTCGAGTATATGCCCCTGAAGCCTATCAATCTCAGCCTCCTTTCTATCTAGTTGCTCTAACAAAGACACTCTAGTAGCTTTACGTGTAGTATCTTCTTCCTCTAACTCAGCTGCCCACTCGAGAATTGCCTGATCTACATCCTTTACTTTCACCAGCTTCCCATCTTTACATAACTCCAGCGGCCCAAAGCCACCGAACCCTTGGCTATACCGAGGTATATTTGAAAACATAAACTACTCCGTAAGATCAAAAAATTGGATTTGAGCAATGGCTACACTTGGTGTTAGTACCAGGTCGTGCCTCTGGAGGTTATTACGTAGCTCCATGATCAAGTAACCACTCCAACCTGGCTTTAAGGTTAGCGAACTGGACTGCTCAAGACCACTTCTAGCTGCCCACGACCGGAGAGTTAAGATGCCTTGGACATCATCAGGCATGCGGAAATATTCCTGAGTGGTAGCTAACATGAAGTGTCCAGGTTTTAGTGTGTAACCTTCATCTAATAACGGGGCAATCTCCAGAGGGTAGTTACGTCCAGGTGTAGATAAGTTAAAGGGTGGGTTGGTATGGCCTTTTCTCTCAGTCCAAATCTCTCTACCTATCCGGATATCCAACTCAGTATCTCCTGGGTCTAAAGTGTCCGTGACAGAGGTAGATACTAAATCCTGTAATTCTTCTCCTTGAATTAGTCTCATGCTTGGCTCCTATCATCCAGATCAGGACGTGTCAGATACAGTTGAGCCAAGATGAAGGCATTCCACAAGACGTGATTGACATGAGGTAGGCCTGACTCTGGACAGTTTTCCTCACCTTCAATGAACGCGGTAAGATGTCTCAACAAACTATCTGTGACTTCTGTCAGAGGTAGGCCTTTCATCCAATTATTGCGAGCGTATTTCTGTGCGCCATATTCAAATACATGTGCCAAACCTTTCATGGCTGCACCGGCTGATAGCAGGAAGCTCAACTTAGGTTTCCCAGTGTTGAAACGCATGGCTTTTACTTCCAGCTCTGGAGTTTCAGCAGGTGGTACAGGTGACCAGATATTAACTTCGGGAAGGCCGAATATATCGGTTTTATTAGGTGCTGCAATTGTCATTTATGTCTCCAGTAAAGGTGGCCGTGCCGGGCCACCTTAAGATTTAAAAGTGATTAAGATTCTAAAGCGTTACGTTCTGCATCAAGGTCTCGATTCAAAGCTGCATGTGCAGAGAACTTATCCGGATATCGAGTGGATAACTTACGGATATTAGCGGCCTGAGCTATGTCAGAAGTGGTGTCTAAGTGACGTAAAAGGATAGCCTCATACCACTTAATATCACCGATCTCCTCAATAAGGTGGGTCGGATCTTTGATGGTAAATTCCATTCCCAATTCCTCAATAACCTCAAAGATCTCTGTCACCATCCCCATAGTGGCATGTAGTAGTTCGGCCTGTTGTTGGGAAAGGTGAACAACATCCCCTTCCATAGGTTCAGCATCCTTATAGATGATCTTCTTC